TAATATTATAGCCCAGGACACAGGACACACCTGTGTCTACTTATACCTGAGCTCTCCCCTCGAAGCGGGGAAGAGCTCTCTGCAGATGGAGCGAAGCGGAATCAAGCAAGAGCTAGGGAGCGGAGAACACTCCCAAAATGGCATACGCACGACGGAGATCTGGTTCGTATCGGGCAAGGCGGCAAACAAAGCGGCGCGGGACAGGCTACAGACGCTCAAGCGCGAAAACGCGTCGTTATCGGAGAACAAAGAGAACATCCCGCCCGATGTCCAAAAGGAGGATGCTCAACGTGTCGAGCCGAAAGAAACGTAATGGAATGCTCTCCTGGTCGAACACTGCCTCGACCGGTGCTTCCCAAACGGTAGCTTCCGGCCCCGCCTATGTCAATGGCACTGGCACCGGTTTCTTTTTGTGGAATGCCACAGCCAATGATCTCAACAGCGGCAACGGGGCATACAACACTATCGCCCAAGAGTCCCAACGCACTTCAACAACTTGCTACATGCGCGGCCTTTCCGAACACATCCGGATTCAGACTAGCTCCGGTCTTCCTTGGTTTTGGCGTCGTATCTGTTTCACTTTCCGAGGCTCATTTCCGGCGGCCTCCGACAGCCCCACCCAAACACCTCGTAACTTCCAAGACACTAGCAACGGAATTGTCCGGTTGTGGTTCAACACGGACGTCAACAACACACCAAACCTCCGGAACCAAGTCGATGGCGTCATCTTCAAGGGCGCAAAGGGCGTCGATTGGAATGACTTCATAGTGGCCCCTGTGGACACTCGTCGTGTGGATCTCAAGTATGACAGGACGATGTGCATTCGGTCAGGAAATGCAGCGGGAACTGTCAAGGAGGCTAAACTGTGGCACCCAATGAACAGGAATCTCGTGTACGACGATGACGAAAGTGGTGACCAAGAGGCTACTTCGTATCTCTCCGTGGAAAGCAAAGCGGGCATGGGAGATTACTATGTTTTGGATTTGTTGCAAGCGGGATCAGGCGGTTCAAATTCAGACCAAATTCTGTTGCAGGCTAACTCTACTCTGTATTGGCACGAAAAATAGCGCTGTTGATCTCAATGAAAACTGCATTAGCTTCAAGCCATGACACGTCAGAAGGGTCCATGCTTAGCCGTGGATCGTCATTGCTTATCCAGATTGAGGGCTTACCCCAAGCCACCAATTTTGGATCCCTGTACAATCTCTTCACAGAAACTGTATGCTGACCACCCAACCACTCCTTGAATGCTGGGAAAAACTTAATTCCTCCTCGTATATCGTCGAAGATTGCGTACTCGACGTGGGGTGCCTTCATGCACTCCTCTCCAGAGACCAATCCCACGTTATAGATGTGGGACCCCAAAGATCTGGCCCACAGAGTCTTTCCGGTCCGTGACTCTCCATATAACACCAAGGACACCGGTCTACCTAAAACGAGTTAGCTCATATGCAAAGACGGGTGGGCCCCTGCCCGCGAGGCCGCAAGGAGGGGGTGGCCAGGGGCCCCCCTGGAGGCATGCTCGAGCGGCAAGGGTCCCGTCTGCGCGAGGCATAGACCCCTGCCTAGCGGCGAGCGTGATAGCCAAACTCAGGAAAAAAATCACCCACCTACGAATGATTGGCCCAATCCGATACCAGCTGATTGTACCCAGTCATCTCGACCATCAACATCTCCCCCAATAAACTCAAGTCCTCCTGGTGACTCATACTCGGCAGGGACCTCGGCAAATCTCCAGTCTGCATACTTTGAGAGCTGCCCGAATGAGCAAGCAGTAGCTTTGGGATCCAGCTCATGACAAAGTTGCCAAAATGTGTCTCGATCCTCTGCACCCGTGATCTCAGCCCATTTATCAAAAGTCGTCCTAGCTCCAGCTCGGCTCTTTCCGATTGGCCGTTCGAGGCCTCCAGCGACAACGTCTCCATCCTTGATTGCGTAGTCGTAACCCTTCTCTGGTGTTCCCGTAGAAGGCTGGATGTTCGGGTGACAACCGTCCACATCGAATATGTCAGTCTTTCGACTGCGAAACTTCCGTCCGAAGTCTGCGAAGCAGTGTAGGTGAAGTCCTCCATCCTCGTGATGCTCTCTTCCAACGATGCACTCAGCTCCCAGTGATGAAAAGCGTTCCACAACAGAAAATCCACAGAGGTTTCCACATTGTGGGTAGGTGACGAGAAAGTAGCGGGCATTGCAAACGAAGCTTGGCATGAGGTGTCCTGAGAAGTCCTGGGCAAAC